CGATACCACTATCGTTGTGAAGGACAGCAAGGAGGGATGGGCTAAGGCGTTCAGACAATTGTTGGCTCTCCTCTGGGCTGGTGAAATCCCTCAGTGGGATATATCTAAAGTCAGACCTGCTGGTGCTAGACTAAAGACATTCGGGGGTAGAGCCAGTGGCCCTGCACCTCTCGTTGATCTCTTCAACTTTACTATCAAGACATTCAAGGATGCTCAAGGACGCAAGCTGTCTAGCATTGAGTGTCATGACATCATGTGTAAGGTAGGTGAGATCGTAGTTGTAGGTGGTGTCAGACGGTCAGCTATGATCTCTCTGTCTAACCTATCAGATGACCGTATGCGTCACGCTAAGTCAGGTGCTTGGTGGGAGAACAACCCACAGAGAGCCTTGGCTAACAATAGTGTGAGCTACACAGACAAACCAGATGCTGTCTCATTCCTGAGAGAATGGATGGCCTTAGTAGAATCAGGCAGCGGAGAACGAGGAGTATTCAATCGTGAAGCGTCTAAGAAACAAGCTGAGAAGTATGGCAGACGTGATCCTGACTATGACTTCGGAACTAATCCTTGCTCAGAGATTATCCTACGTCCATATCAGTTCTGTAATCTCACTGAAGTTGTGGTCAGGGCTACGGACACTATCGACGATCTTGAGCGAAAGGTACGTATTGCAACAGTTCTGGGAACAATTCAATCTGTCTACACCCACTTCCCATATCTGCGAAAGGTGTGGCAGCGAAATACAGAAGAAGAGCGTTTGCTTGGTGTGTCACTCACAGGCATAATGGATAACCCTTTATTAACGAGTAAGAATCATGGTCTACCAAAAACTCTTGAGCACCTTAGACAGGTTGCAGTGGATACTAATATTGACGTCAGCAGTAAGCTTGGTGTTAACCCTAGCGTTGCTATTACGTGTGTTAAACCCTCAGGAACAGTCTCACAACTCGTTGACAGCGCCTCAGGAATACACGCACGGTATTCGCATTATTACATTAGAACCGTTAGAGCAGATAACAAAGACCCCCTTACCACCTTCATGAAGGATATGGGTATTCCTAACGAACCAGATGTAATGAAGCCAACTAACACTACTGTCTTCTCGTTCCCTATTAAGTCACCAGATGGTGCAGTTGTTACCTCTGACCTGACAGCGATAGAACAACTAGAGACTTGGCTAACCTATCAGAGACACTGGTGTGAACACAAACCATCTGTCACTATCAATGTCAGACCTGATGAGTGGTTCGAGGTAGGAGCCTTCGTGCATAAACACTTCGATGAGATGTCAGGTGTGTCATTTTTGCCATACAATGAACATACTTATCAGCAAGCACCTTATCAAGAGATTGGCAAGAGTGACTATAATATGTTATTATCTCTCATGCCAGACAAGATTGATTGGAATAAGCTGTCTGAGTATGAGAAGGAAGACAACACTGTAGCTATGCAAACGATGGCTTGCTCTGGTGATGTGTGTGAAATCGTAGACTTAACATAAAGGAGAATATCATGGGTCTAGTAGAAATGTTTGTCGTAGCTTTGTTATCAATTGGTGTGATGGAAGACGTAGTCATACCTGTTGGTGAAGCAACATGGGAAAACTTACAGGAAGCTGTGAATGCCGACTAAAAGAAAGTTTAGCAAAGAAGCTTATGATCTGTACGATCAGACAGCTAAGGATAAACTGGTGACCCTTCTCTCTGAGAGGGGCCACACCATCATCTCCTCAGATGAAGACTACTTCGTAGACGTAGTATCACAGAAGGATGGATACACATACTACAGTGAGGCTGAGGTAAAGACAGCATGGACTGATAGCTGGCCTACCACTTGGAAGGAGATCAGGATTCCAGAGAGAAAGAAAAGACTTCTAGCTAAATATCAAGAGGAGAAGGGTGTCTTAAACTTCTATGTCTTCAGTAAAGACCTGAAGCAAGTATGGAGAATCAAGGACACACAGTTAACTGAAGAGGGTTTGAGAGAAGCTAAAGGTAGATACATCCATGCAGGTGAGAAGTTCTTTCATATACCCTATACAGAAGCGGAGTTAATTAATGTCTGACATAATAAATAACCCACCTCACTATGGAGATGGGTCTATTGAGTGTATAGAGTACATGAAAGACAACATGGACTTTATGATGTTCATGGGGTACTTAGAGGGTAACACTAAGAAATACCTTCACCGATACAGATATAAAGGAAAACCCTTAGAGGACTTGAAGAAAGCACAATGGTATCTTAACAGATTAGTAGAAGAGATGGAGGCTAAATGATATGGAGACTATGTTTGTAGCACTGGCAGTTGCCTGTGGGTTAATCGAAGGTGACCCGTTACTTAACCAAGGGTGTGGAATTATCTTTCAAAGACGTTTAGTTTCTACTGAAGAGGAGTGCATAAAGGATGCTGCCTTAATGGTAGCTGTCATGCCACCCCCTGCTGGTGCTTACATAACAGATGTCCAATGTGTTCCTGTTAAGGTAAACCCTAGGAAAAATAAAACCTAAGTTCGTTTCTTCCCTGAAGCTGTCGTTGACCACTTCACTCTCTTGGGGCCAGTCTTTTTGCTGGCCTCTTTTTTTGTTATCTTACCAGCTACTGCCTTAGGTCTACACGCAGGGTAAGGACGTTTGCCTCCCTTGGCACTCTTACGTCCACAAGGTTTACCTGTCTTAACGTCGATCCACTCTTCAGCAAACCACTTACCTAAGCCACCTTTAGCCATTACTTTTTCTTACCTCTGATTTTCTTTAGGTCAGCAGCAGTGATCTTCTTTCTAGGGGGAGCTACAGCAGCTAGACGTTTCTGCTTAGGGGAGTACTTTGAATAGGGCATTACTTCTTCCTTACTCTGTTGTCTTTACCTGACCATGTGCCACCCTTAGACTTATACCACTTGGAAGCCCAAGCATTTGCATAAGCTGATGGATAGACCTTGAACTTCTTCTTAGCCTCTGCCTTGGCTCTAGACCATAGGCTAGGATTGTTTGGCTTAGGACTACTTGCCATTTACTTTACCTCTTTTGACATCCAAATACCGAAGGCTCCCGTGGCCGCACCCATGCACACTGACACCAGTGAAGTCTGCTGTGTTGTGGGCTCAGGCAAAAGCATGAACCACTCGACAACTCTCCAACTCATGACAGTGAATACGAGCATCATCAGACGAGGCAGTACCTTCCAGTCATCTAATACAGTATGAGCCATTATATTTTACCTAAGTAAGCCAGAAGAACAATCAAAGCTAGACCACCAGTGAAGACAACAAGGAGAGTTACCAGACCAAAGAGAAGTATATTTTCCCAGAGTTTTTCTTTTCTCTTCTCTCTTTCTTCTTGTTCTTTCTTACGTCTGACCCTGATCTCTTTACGTAGTTCTATCAACTCTTGCCAAGCTGAGAATCCTCTAGTGGCTATGACTATTTCTCTGAGTTGATTTTCTATATCGTCGGCTTGCTTGCGTTTGACGAAAGTATCTAAGGCTTCTTCATTAGCTGACGAGAAGAGACTATTCTTCTTCTTGTCGTGATCCTTTTTGGCACCATCTATAGCATCGAAGAGAGCACCCAAGTCTTTAGCAAGTGAAGCTATCTCTTTGCCAGCAGCTATCCCTGCCTTGACGCTAGCAAAAATTGTTAACGGGTCCATCTCATCCCCACACTATGAAGTCTACGTTCTCGCCTATTCTTTGTGGTACCTTGTTCATGTTGTGAGGATGATAAGTATAGGCTTCTTCGTGCTTATACTTATTTGCTTTGCGGTCCACTGCTGTTTTTGAAATTTCTACTATTTCTTGTTTTGCTGTAAGCTCTGAGGTCTTTACTTTATCAAATGGCATTTGTGGCAATGGTAGATAGTCTAATAACCCTAAGCTTACAGTCATATTACTTCTTACCTTTCTTTACCACTCCAACTTTGTTCATTTTTCCAGACTTAGGTTTATAACCCTTCTTAATAGGAAAAGCACTCATTTTTTCCGTGCCAAGTTTCCTATCAAGAGCCTGTCCTAAACGCTTACCAGCTACAGCAAAATCAACTGTACCTTTAGCTACCACACCTAAAAGCCTTCTCATTGAATTTGAAGCCTTTGATTTATTTTTTTCCATTTATATACTTACCTTTCTTTACCATTTCTTACATGACCAGTATCTAGCTGTGAACTTATCTGTGGCTGTGTCACACTTGTGTCTAGCACGGAAGGACTTACGTCTTTTAGGGTCTGACTTTCTTATCTTCATATTGGCATCCCCAAAGCGAATGATCTTCTCCTTGCCATCCTTACAAGCTTTGACAACAAACTTCTTACCACCTGAAACCTGACGCTTCGGGCTGTTACACTTCATCTTTGATTTGTCTATCTTAGCCACGGTATCTTCCAAATGTTATAGTTTTAAGGAACCCTCTCCATATCTCTATGGGGGATGGAAGCATCCACCCTAGGATCATCATAAGTATGACCCATGTGGGTATGTCTTGGTTCAAGACCTTGACACTATCTACTGAACCAGCCAGATTGAATGAACCTTTGGACTCGTCTACCTGTACGTTCTCAGCTTCGATGTCTCTGCTTTGGTCTATAGCTGACTGGTTATTCTCTTTGCCTACCTGAGTGTTTGCGTTAACAGTAGGCCCACCACCGCCACCCCCAAGAAGGGCCGAAGCACCTCCTAATAGACCACAACTACTTAGAAATAATGATAGGGTCAGGGCTAAGAAAATACGCATTAGTCAAGTTTCCCAAGTTTGATTCTAATTTTTGAACCAGTATTCTTAGCTTCATCTTTATAGTCTCTACTACCGAAAATAAAAGCTAAGTTATGGACTATTTGAAATAGGCTTGCATCTGAGTTTATAGTTTTAAGAACTTCTTCCATTGGGTTAAGTTGACTTTCAAACTCTTCAGTTGTGTATACTTTACCCTTAGGTAATCCTGTCTTTGGGTCGGTGCCGCCTACTGTATAGTCGGTATATATGTTCCAATCATATACGTCTTCTACGTAATATTCACCAGTCTCAGGGTCTTTCTTAATTGTAGTGTCGCCTAAACTATTATACAAAGACTCTGCTACAGTAAGATCAGTAGGTAATGCGCCTTCTTTACCTCTAACACCGCCTACACGAAGTTCTTTATCGTCATACATCTCTTTCTTGAGAAGACCTGTACCGTATTTCTTAGCTAGTTCTCTGAGATAGTCTACCTCTTCCTCTGTAAAGTTTTCTTCTGTGACCTGTTTATTTGTTGCAGAACTAATAGCTATAGATGCAGGGACATTACCTAAAACATATGGATTGTTTTTAATAATATCTTTAATAAGTAATTTAGCTGGGGTACTTGTACCTAGATTCCAGCCCTGTTGGACCTTTTGTGATGTACTTTTAGCAACCGCCTGAGTTCCCTCTGTAATAGCTTGCGCTGTTGTCTTGATGTCCTCTACTATATCTTCGGATTCAGGAAGTAAATCATAGGCACTCTCAGCTACATCTGCTACATAACTACCCCCTGTAGCTAGAGCACTTGCCGCTTCATCTAAAACCGTTTCTAAAAAAGATTTACCTTCTTTTTGTGAAGGCTGCTTTTCCCTGATTACATTAGTTTTTACAGGCTGATCTGTTTGCCCAACTAATGTTCCTTTGTTCCAACTGCTAGCCATCTTATTGAATCTCAGCTATTACTTTATCAAGAGTGGAGTTATTAATATAATTAAAACCTTCCCATACTTTACGAAGGTTTGTACGTTTAGCTTCTAGTGTCTTACCTCGATTCACAGCATCACGGGCTAAGAAAAGAAAGATGTCATCTTGTGTTTTCTTATCGAATATTGTATCGTCACTTAAACCCATTTGTTTGGCTGCACTGCGTAAGGTGGTGCCTACAATTTGATATTTACCCATAGGTGTAGAGGTAAGACCTTTCCTAAATGCTTGAGTATTTTTAGCTAAACGAGGTTTAACGTATCGTCCGTATGCACCAGAAGGTTGAGAGAAATCGTATAGCTCCCCAAGTGTCATTGTAGAAACCTGAACACCCTTAAATGGTGTTTCTTTTGTTTCAAAGTTACCGTACAAAGTATCATAACCTTGTGCTTCTACTTTTTTTAACGCTACTTGTGTAGTTGAAGTAGGCTGTAAGCTAGGCTCTACTGATGGCTGTTCTTGTTTAACTTCCTGAGTATCAGGCTCAACTACAGTACCTTTGTTCCACGAACTAGCCATATCAATTTTATTTCCTATATAGTTTGTTATCAGAAGGGTCAATAAAATAGGCACCAGAAGGTAGAGAATTGTACTGGCTCTCATGTGTTTCACTATCTCCTG